ATGAAATTAATAAATTCGATGGGATAAAACCATGGCGTCTTACTTTTTCGTATGGACGCGCACTACAGTCTAGTGTTATTACCGCATGGGAAGGTAAGAGTGATAATATTGATAAAGCACAAAACACATTGCTACAATTAGCAAAAAATAATAGTCTTGCGTCACAAGGTGCGTTTGAAGGGGGTGCGAATGGGGGTAAATCTCTTCATGAGAAAAATTACGTATATTAGATTGGTTATAATAATTTTAAATATAAAACATATAAATTCATAATGATATGTTTTATAAATGAGCGAGCATGATATAGAAAATCCCCATACTGAAAAAAATGATGATTCCTCATCTTCAGAAAACACTCCAATAATTGAACATGAAGAAATTGATGATTCCCCATCTTCAGAAAACACTCCAATAATTGAACATGAAGAAATTGACGATGATGATTATTCACAACAAATGGATGATAAACTAAATGAACTTCGTAACGCGTTTAAAGATGTTGTTACAAGTGGAGAAAAAATGGATTTAGTTCATGAAAGTGATAGTCCATTAACTATATCTTATCATAATAGCGATGACGAAGACAATGAAAACCCATGTTTCAAAGAATTGTCTTATATCCAAGTGGTAAAATCACTTGATAAATATTACGATAGTGATGATAAATATTCCAACGAACTAGATATATTAATTACGTTTATGAAAGGGCAAAAAAACTTGTATATACAGTCCCATTTATTATGTAAACGCAAATTACACATGTTGATGATTCCGACAATATTATTATCTACTTTTCTAACATTTTTAACACCATTTACTTCTTCATGCGAACATAATTGGACGGTCATATTAATCGCAATACTTAATGGAATTACTACCGGATTAATTACTCTTATTAATTATTTGAAATTGGAAACGTCTACGCAAACATTCTTTAATAGTGCTCAGCAATTTGATAAATTAGAAACATCATTAGAATTTGTTGCGAGTAAATTAATGTTTATTAAAGACGAAGGTGAAAAATCAAAACTCGTTTATCAACAACTACAAGAAGTAGAATCCAAAATCAATGAAATGAAAGAATGGAATTCAGTGTTTTTACCTGATGAAATTAGAGGGTCATTTCCTATTATTTGTAATATAAACGTATTTTCCTTTATTAAACGCATTGAATCAAACCGGAAAACTTTGATTGAGAGATTTAAAGATGTGAAAAACGAAATTCGCTATATTTTATATAGTCATAATTCACTCGAAACGACAGAGCAATCCAATCGTATTCATAAGAGATTACAATATTTAATTGAATCAAAAGACAAAATTAAACATAATTTATTACACTTTAGAAACGCATATAGTTATATTGACGAATTATTTACTATTGAAATAAAAAACGCGCGATTATATACCTTTTGGGGGAGAACAAAACCTTCTATGTGTTATGATAATTCCAACCCCGTGGTTGATAAATATATTCAAGGACTAGTACGATGAAACCACTCTCCAATACTCCTGGTTTTCATAAACGACCTTTATATTTTCACCTTTTGAAAATCGGTCCAATATATACGCTCCGTTTTGATTATTTTGATTAATTGTCATTTGAATCAAAATTCGCTTGTAGTTTTTTTCATTTTTTAATGGTTTTTCCACGATCTTTTTTATTTTCCCTGCGTTTATTTTACACAATGTTTTATATACAAAATCTTTGTTTGTGAAATTTTCTACACGAGGTATACACATAGTTATATCTTTAAACGTCATTTTTTTATTGAAACAGTGTGTTCAAAAACATTGTTTCAATTTTATCACTGTACTGTATCACATAAAACGTTTTTTCATTAAGTCATATAGTTAACATACAAGACTCGCGTTAGTAAGAAACAAAGGATTCTGTGCGGTTGTGATACTTTATATTAACCATCGATCTCTTTAAGTAGGTTAGTCCAATTCTGAACAAATATCAGCCCATTTAATAACATTGGGCATAAAATCATCATATTTTTCATTATTTGTAATTACAAATAAATCCTTTACTTTGGATTGTAATTGATTCAAATAAGGTTTAAAATCACCATCGGATGTAATTAATCCGACGATTGATTTATAATCAACGTCCAACAAATCCCGTATTATTATCATATCTGAACGTTCTTTTTTATTATAAGGGTTTGGAACTAAATGTAAATGACATCCGGCATCATTTAATGCCATTTTATTTTTATCATTTAAATTTTGTTCTTCAAAATAACATTTAATTACTATTTTTTTGTCAGCATAAATGGTTTCTACATAGTCTTGTATAATACTAACTAGTTCATAACCACTTTTTCCATTCGGGATTTGCGCATTTTCAATATCCCAAAACAAATAAATATATTCGTTCGATTGCATTTTCTTTATAAATTCAGTCATTTCATTTAACTCATCTGATAATTTATCTATTTTTTTATTTACCTTATCCATTTCTTTCTTTATTGTCATTTAACATATACTATTATTTAAATCCTTTCATAATCGTTTATCTAAACGAAACTTTTTCAAATTATAATTCAAATGATCGAAGAAAATGTGGACGAACTGGATCTTTCTTGGACAAATGAATATTTACGAACACTCCATGGCGGTATTACATATGATAAAGAAGTAATGAATGAAATTAATGTATTTCTTTATTATTCTAATGTCCAAGACGAAATTATTCATAAAATAAAGAAAAGGGTTCCTTTAACAATAAATAATGATTATAATAGTAGTACTTTATTACAAAATGACTTGATTTCATTACTTCAACAATATCGTAATTTAAATAGCAAAAAATACAAATGTGACGGTATAATGAAATTTCATATACGCAGTGATCCGACTACCATTATCGACCATATTGAAAACTCTGATTTTGATTTTCATAAAAAAGAGTGTGTTCAAGTATACAACTTACCTTGTGATATTGACATTCCATTGTCTCTTTTTATTTTTCATTCTATCAATTCTATTCATATTTTGTTTAAAGAACTTGTTCTCGTTGAACCTACCACCCCTTCTATTTTACGTAAAATACATGGTAAATATACAAAAAAACGGGTTCGCATTGCCGAATTACCCGAAATGCGCAAAACACGAAAACATTTATAGAAAACCATTTAATCATTTGAAACTATATTCATTAAAATGAATTTCCCAGTTGTCCAAGAAATTGATCCTATGTTACAATATCAAGAATTGTTAGTAGAATTATGGGAAAATATTTGTACGCTTGATTGTAATGATATTGTTCATGTAAAAGATCTGTCGCATCAATTTACACACTTAATGGAATGTCTCCATACAAATATTCCCAAAAATGGGTCTATTTTATATGCGATTTATCAACATAATGTATTTCAATTGTTTTCTTTTATTGCTTATGTTCGCGATATACATAATGAACATGGTTATAGACAACTCACTTATTCTTTTTTGTCAATTAGTTATGATTATGAACCGGAAATGACCAAAAAATGTATTCAAAATATGATTATTGTTAAAAACAGCACATTTCAACATGGTTCATGGCGTGATATTTGTGGATTGTGTAATTATCTGCATGATTACCATAAATTAGGATTTGAACATCCTCTTATTGATTTTTGTATTGAATTTATGAATGAAACATTACATAATGAATGGGTACAATATCAAGAAAATGAAACCTGTCATACAAATGTTGCGAAATGGGTACCACGAGAAACATCCAAACCCAATAAATGGTTGTTTGAATTGTTAGTTTTACATTGGTCCAAGAAATATACTTGTATTTTAAACAACAATCAAGACAATAAATCTTATTATAAATCGATTTTAAAATGCAAAACTAACTATCGAAAAATGGTTTCAAAATTGACTTCCACAATTGATATTGTAGAACATAAACTATGCGCAAAAAAGGCGGGATCTATTGACCCTTCTCAAATTCCATGTGGAGCATTTTCAAAATATTGGAATGTATTTACGAACCAAAATTACGATTATAAGGAAAAAAATGGCGACTTTCAGAATCGTTTATGTGCGTTTCAAAATAATCACCATATATTGACTTTATCTGATACTCCACATATAAACCACAAAATACGAATGCCATCCTTGTATTTTCCTGAACATATTGATAAATATGTTGAAAAAGCGATACGCGTTATTGAATATAAGAGATTACATAGTAGTGATCCCGTTTCTTCCAAATTATCTATCGAAATTGAACTATTAAATGCCAAATGGCAGCATTTATTTGAAAATTGGTCTCAAGGACATAGTTTGGAAGAGAATGCTCTTTCTGTGATTCACGTACAATGTCGGTCATTTCATGATCCGCAGTTACACAAAGCTATGGCGCGCGCATGTTTTTTGGCAAAACAATCGAATATTCAACGCATTTTATTTTCGTGTCACGTACCTATTTGGATCAATGTGGAAACATGCCATTCGTTTATGTCTATGATTCAAACATGTTATGACAGTTTGAACAATGAATTATGGATCAATTCGTCGTTAGAAAATACGTTGGCATTATTAGGAAATAAGCATCCATTTGTTCCTTATATTATACAAAATAATGGATATTGTCACGTTTATGGTAATAAAAAAACATATGATTCGTTAAGTAACCTGTTAAATAATACGCGATATACTATTTTCTCGTCTTAATATAATGAAGTGTTTGTATTCTTTCTTTTGTTGTTTTTCCCAAAAAGAACAACAAAATGGGGTTCAAAATCCATTACATCTTTGTGATTCATGTGAAACAGTCGACAAATCATGCGGTCCATATTATAACATGAATGAACCTATTCCTACGATTACAAGTTATAAGAAAACGGTGCGTTTTTCTAGCGAGCATTAAATTTATCATGGATTTGTTTTTCTTCTTGGAGCGTTTGTAAATTCTCTTTTGCCCGATTTTTCACTATTTTCGCTTTGTTTTCTTGGACTGATCTTGAAATTTGTTTCACGACTTGGTTATAATCCATTTTATTTACCTGAGTAAATATAATGTATAACTTTTTTCGTATGTCGGAAGGTAATACTCGATCTTCAGGTTTAGATAATATGCTTTGTTTTAATAATTCCATGTATTTTGTTAAAAATGTATTATCTTCTTTCTTGGACAATTGTATTAAACCTGCTAATTGTAATTCGATCAAATACAAAATCGACAAACTATAAGTATCCCATGTTTTATTAGATGAACACAGTGATGTCCATAATGTTCTCCACGTTTTATCTTTGAAACTAGACACCCATTGTAACATGTTTTTTTCGTATTGTTGTGATTCTTCTTCGGTAAAAATCTTTCTACTTTGTAATAAACCATGTTTTTTAACGTAATTCTTCACAATAGATTCCAACATTTTTATGTTGGTGATTTTCTCATCTAATTTTGCTTCATCTACGGTTTGGTTAGATTTTGACGACAAATGTTTCGCAACATGGGACAACATTACTGTTTCGATAGTCCAAGGTATGTAAAAATCGGTCATAATTCCAAATTTGTGTTCTTGGACTTTATATTTGGACATGTCCAAATTTTCGGAATTATAAGATAAACCGAAATCAATTATTATCGGGAAACCTTTCTTTTCATCGAACATAACATTGTTGTGTTTCAAATCCAAATGGAGCACGTTGGTTTGGTTCAATATTTCTAAACTTTTCAATAAATAGAGATGTGATTCAGCAACCTTTTTAATATATTGTGTGGTATTGTCTTTAGTTGTTAATTCACTTTCTAAATAATCCCCTAATGTTTGTTCGCCAACATATTGTATTTTGTTTGATAATAATCCGGTTTTTTTGATTTTTTCTTTTCCTTGTACAATCATTTTACATGTGGAAAATTGTTGTTCTTCCATTTTTCCAATTTCAATCGGACAACTTTCTAAAATAGGCGCGAAACGATTACTATATATGTTTTTTGGTAAACTAATGATTTTTTTTCCTATTACTATTTCATTTTTGCTGGTTTTGTCTTTTCGTTGTATCTTGGACAAAAATTGTTTGGAATCGATTTTTTTCGTTTGACAATCAATATTTGGGCGATATACACAACCATATGTTCCTTGTCCTATGATTTGAATATTGTTTTGATTCATTTATATACTATATATAGATGAATTCTGTTACTTTTCAATATTGAAAATATATTGTTTTATTACAACAATATATTTATTCATTTACTTACTGCTTCTTCTCTACAATCTCGTCCACTACATCTTTTGCTCCTCTCATCTGGTTAATATAACGATGAGATGTAGTCTCAACTAGAACACCATTGGCCCACACACCATATTGCATCTGTTGTTTGTCTAAAGCAAACGAATAGACAGTGTAATCTCTAACAGACATTTTCTTAAATTGAACACAAGAGTTTGCGGGTAAGCGGTTCTTACCGTCAACCATCCATCCCCAAGGACGCTTGAATTTGGCGTTCGCAACTTCGAAACGTGCCACTTGATCGGCATATTCAGGATCATTACTATCCACCAAAATACTATGAAGACCAGTCATTTCTAGATCTGCCAACATAGAACCCGTCTTCTTCATCTTAAACATACCTTGATCAACACCTGGTCGTCCTAGACGATAAGTTCCAGTCTTAATAACATTGATAGGTTTGTAACCATGATCCAAAGTCTTAATGAGAGTTCCTTTGCGTAAATCTTGTACATTGACATATTGCTCTTTGTTGTCAATAAAACATAGGATCTTTGTATCCTTGTTAAAGCAAATAGGTTTGTTGAATTCTGTATAACTAGGTGTGGCGGTTGTAAAACCATACAACTGTTTATTTACCAAACAACTATCTTTCATCATATCTGTGAGAATATCGTTTTCATCAATATTCCATGAATTAATTTTTCTACAGAAACTGGTTGCTCCTGAAAACATTTCAGTAAAATCGATTACTGGACTTTTCATCATCTCTATAATAAATTATTATATATTTTCAAATACCAATTTTTTAACGTTTAATCATTTTCTGTTTTCCAACCATCGATTAAGTCCGATTCGCTATTATCAAACGCCATGTTGTTCTTAAACATTTGTTTAAAATTTGTCACATTTCTTACATCCCAAGCACCTATATTCTTATCAAATGACATTGGTCTTGTATAATCCTTCTCTTTTTTATTGTCATATTCAATTATTACATCAGTTATTGTTGCCATAATATCATAAGTTCCTAAGTGAAGAAAAACATTATAATATTCAGTAGTATTGGGCGGTATAGTAATTTCATATTTACTTAGAGTAGGTGTTATGGTTACTTTATTCGTTTCATAGGTTGTAGTCGGAATGTTTCCTGTTTTGTTTTCATTAAAACCAAAATACACAATCACATCTTTCGGTGCTTGCGCACTAAACGTGATTTTACCTCCTTCCTTGAATGTTATTGGAAATTGTTGTTTGTCGTATAACCATGTGGAATATCTTGATGATGCGAGTGCGAATGAATTTTCACCTGTATTATCATAATAGTTGAATGACAGAACCATATAGTTATTATCTTTTACTCTACCACCAACCCCATCTGTAACAGCAAACCCAGAGTAGAATATTTTGTCTATACTCATATCATCAAATCCGGAAAACATTCTATGCATTGTTTTTACACTTGATGTATCCCAATTGGATATATTACCATTGAATGATTCTGCCTGTAAAAACATTTTTTCCATGGTTCTAACATTCAATGTATTCCATGTATCATTCTTTGCGTTCATGCGTTTTTGTATTATATCATCGTCTAATAGCAAATCATTGTTTTTATTTTCAGCATCTATACCATTATAACTTATAGCAATGGGGTAGTCTTCGTCCAAAGAAGTCAAACTAATTTTCATCTCGTCGTACATTTCATCACCACTTGATATATAATATTTCGTACTAGTACCCAAAGTAAAGTCTACTGTAAATTCTCTGAAGGTATTACGCACATCACCCTCTTCCTGCTTACTGTCCTCAAAAACGATTTTTATATCATTCATTTCAACATCTTTATTTCCTGCTTCACTTAGGAAATATTCAACTTCACGCATAGTCATTATTTTTCCATCTTGATCTTTTATTGTTACTCCTTTACTGATTTTGTCATAAGCATTCTCATTTATACTATTAATCTTATCTTTCCATTTGTTTTCCTGCCAGTCATCACCATAACTATCTTCCAATCTTAATTTAAACTTTATTGTTTTATTATCAGGAAATTCATAATTATCCGTTTTATAAGTTGTACTTAATGATTTATTAAACATAGATGCTCCTTTAAACATGTTTTCCATGGTTATTACATTTGACGTATTCCATTTTTGTATAGCATAATTGAATTTTTTTGCTCTTTCAAACATAGATTCCATAGTTGTTACAAATTTTGTGTCCCATGCTGTATATTCTACACCATCTAGTGTTACTAATTTGGTATTAAGATTTTGATTAAAATTAGATGCTCCTTTAAACATGTGCGCCATAGTTGTCACACCAGAAGTATTCCAATTTCCTATATGTTGATTAAATTTACTTGCTTCAGCAAACATCAAGTACATAGTTGTCACACTAGAAGTATTCCAATTTCCGATAGGTTGATTAAATTCTTCATTACCTTGAAATAACCAACTCATATTTGTAACATTTTTCAATGATGAAGAAGATTGATTTCCATCTTTTCCTGGTAATGTTCTCTCCCAGGTTGTAATATAGTTGTTAAATGTACTCTTTTGAAACATATAATATAGACTTGTTGCTGATTGTAGATCCCAATAACGAATATCAGGATGATTTTCACCGATTTTGTTATAAAATATACTAGTGAAATCTGTTACTGTTGTTGTTATAAAATGTTTAGGATCTCCGGCCGGCAACGCATTAGCTGCGTCGACACCATTTAAATCTCGCTCGGCATACCAAGCATTTATCTTTGTCCTTAAGTCATTTCCATCTGTTATTAACGCATTTCGGTTAATCATATCCGCATATATATAAATTGCTGGTTCCAATTGGTCGTCAACTGGAACTTTTTTGAATTGTCTCCATATTCCATCAGTTCCTATTTCTAAATATGATATATATGCATCAGTAGTCGAGTCAACACTCTCTAAACCTTCCTGCCAATACAGTATTCGCGTCTTTACTGAACTATTTCCCAGTGCTTGAGAAAATTGATCCCTCCCCGAAAAGAATGCTCGAAAAAAGTTCCATGTAATATCTGCGTCGTCTTCACTATCATCATATACATTTCCTATTCCAATGCTTGCTGGTTTTCCCGTGACAGTTGTTTTACGAATATGTGTTGTATATGCCTTTTGAAGTGCTCGCATTGTTGATTTTTTACTATCTAATATTTCTCGTTTGGATGAAATTATATCACTATATTCTCCATTATCTATTATTATACCTGTTCTTAAAATATCCTTCGATACATTGGATCCACTTGGCATAGACGTTGTATCATCCGCAATCAACAGTTTTCCTAAATAATGCTCTGTCGATGTTCCAAATACTTCCCACGATTCATTTTGTCCATTGTCTAAGTTGTAATTTTTAGCATTGCTTGTTTGAAAAGGCAACATTGTGACACTTTTATGTTCCTTATGTACTATATCCAATAGTAACCAATGTGCTAAATCACTATAGTCTTCGTCAGCACTACTTTTAAATGTAACGAAATAATTATAACTTGTATTTTGAGAACTCCAACCCGCATCTTCATTAATAATATTATATCTAAGATCATAATCGTTTAACGAATCTACAAAAAGGGTCCCGTTTTTATCGGTTGATATTTTATAATCGGTTGCGGTGCTGTATTCCGAAACTAATTTCAGGGTTTCCGGTTTAGATAAATCAAGACCATCACTACTGTATTCATCTTTAGTTTTTACTTCGATTCGCTCAATTTCGACAAAACTTACCTTTTTATCACTTGTTTCGGAGTTATTCAAATATCCTTGCTCATGATAAATTACGCGAATTGGAATTTTTTCATCTCCTTGACGTGTGTTCCAAGTCCAAAATTCTTGTCCGGCGTCGAATACGTTTGTATACTGAAATATTCTTGAAATATTTTCTTTTGCTTGTTGTTCGGTTTGATTATCAAATGGACTCGTTGTTCCATATGGCATAGTTAAATCCATTTTCTTGATTTCCTTTTTATTGGTATAAGTTACCAATTCATCTATTGTAAAGGGTGTCGATAAATAACCGTTCGTTTCTTGGTAAACATAATTCCTCGAATTACGACTTAATGTAAAACTATAATCATATGTATCATCATTTACATCTGTATAAACTATTTTATATGGATTTAAACCGATTCTATAATCAGGGTCACTATCAATATATATTTTCAAGAAAACAGGATCTAACGTATCAAGTCCTAAAAATCCTTGTTTAAAAGAATCTTCTTCACTTAATTTACTATTTTTCGAAATATTTGTCATATTCGGCACAAAACTTTCTTTTTCATTCCTTAATAACTGTACTATTGGTTGGTCAAAGTTGATTGCTCCTTCAAACGCACTTATCGCACTTATAATATGCGTTGCACCATATATTAACTCTGAGGTTGGTTCATTGGTGTAACCGTCTATAAAAGGAATTCTATAATAGAGGTTCCAATCACGAATATTAGAATCATTGATTACTGTAGCATTCTTAAATAGATTGTTTATATCTTGGACCGAAACCAAAAATTGTTTAGGTATACTTTGTAATTTTTTAGCACCTTCGAATAAACTATTCAGTGATAGAATTCCATAAGAGGAGTCATGTAGTTCAGTTCCGTCATATCTAGCTTTGAATTTCGCATTTAATCCCCAATAAGGATCTGTATATGAACTTGTTACACCGTCAGTTACGTATGTCTGGGTTTTATCATCAAAAATATAACGGTTATACAATGTTGATGCTTCTCCTACATCTACTTTAGTTAAATGCTCAATACCCAACCATAATGTTGGATCTACCTCGGTAAACGCACCGGCGTGTAATTGTAATTTTGCGGTTACTGTTTGAGATGTTGCTGACGACGATACTGTATAAGAAAGAGGACCGTTTGATGTTTCTGTTCCATTCCACGTAATTGTATAGTCAAGATCACTTGTAGCGTCTCCTGTCTTTAATGGTAGTTGTAATGTTGATGAAGTATTTTCCGGTACTTTAAATGTGAAGGTTAAATCTCCCGATTTAGGTGCCATTTATAATATTTAATCTTATTTTTACAAATACAAAAAATAAAATCATTTCTCATTTAATAAATATTTTTCTAAATAAATACTTACTCTAAACATCTTTTATAAAACCATGAGTCTATAAAATCACTTCCGTCATTATCAAACTCCTCATTATCTTTAAACATTTCACTGAAATCTCTTACGTTACATACATCCCATGAACCTATATCTTGATTAAATGTTCCGCCTTTAAACATACCTTCCATTGTGGTCACATTCTCTGTTTTCCATGCTGATGGCATTTTTATTTCTAAGTCAAGATTTTCTGCTTTAACACCTGTTCTAGAATAATACAATCTTGGTTTTTCAATAGTATCTGTAACTACTTCTTCGATTGTATAATGAATGTCGTTATTAAAAGCATCACCTGTTTTAATTTGTAAAATATCACCAGTTTTCATTGTAAATTCTTTCACTATTTTGATAGGATATGGTGAGGTCAGTGCCGTTGGTAAAGTGGGAATTGGATTACCACTTTGGGTTAAGTCTTCAGATGATAGATTATTACCAATTGTTAAATCTAATTCTTCATTCGTTCTAGTATTCGTTATTTTTAAAGCACTTGTTAATTGAGTCAGAACACTACTATATTGATTTGCCAAGAAAAGTGGCATACCTATTTGTTGTAGGAAGGCAGTGTAAGCCGGATTACCTACAGCATTTTGGAGTCCATCATTATCTTTGAAACGATCAGGTTTAATATCTTCCAATGTCACACGTACAGTTATGTCTTCATTTTTTCGCTTTACAAGTGGAATATCATTATCAAATGTGGATCCATTAAACATATTTTTCATTATTGTTACGTTAGTTACATCCCATAAACTAATATCAGGGTGTTTATCTCCCGTCTTTTTATTAAATACACTGCTCATATCATCAATATTTGTAACATCCCAAAACTTAGGGTTTCCAACATATTCAGGACCAATATAACTATTTGCGGTCTCTACATCGGAATCATTTGCTATTTCATACCACTTATTTAAAGCATTTATCAAATCGTCTCTAGTAGGATAGGTTCTTATGGATATACTTGTAGAACTAGCAAGTTCCAATATATTTGTATAAGATTCTTGATCTTGTTCTAATTTGGAAAGTTTTGTATCAGCAATTTTATCTACTTCAACTACTAAAACAAATGAGAGTTCAATATCAAGCAATTCTGCGTCTAAACTAGCAATAAAACTGGCTACATATGCTTCATCACTAGTTGACAGGTCTAAGTCATTCACCTTATTCTTTAGTTGTTTATTTAATTCTATCATTTCGAATTTTTGATTTAAAAACGCACCTTCTATTATTTTTTCTGCTTCGTGAGCAGATACATCCGAATCTGTATATTTTTCTATAGCAACTTTAACATTAGCAACAGCAAGAGTTGCCAACTTATATAGAGAATTTAACTCTCTAGACGCATTAGCATGTGCTTCTCCTAAATGTTTATCTGATCCAATTGGTGACTTTTGCCAAGGTTGTTGAACTTTATTCGATAAATTAGTAAGGATCTCTTTGTCGTCATCAGTTAGACCATTATCTTTAACAAATTTGGCAGCACTATCGTTTTTTTCCGTAACAGTTGTTAATAAATTTTTTAATTTAGTATGTTCGGAAGTCAACGTTGATCGCTTGGTAGTTATTTGAGATACTAATGCTTTAATTTCAGCATTTTCAACAGGAAGATCAAGACACATACTTTCTTTTCCAAATAATTCAATACCTGGGGTTGCTATATCTTTGAAACCTTGGTTCATTGTGTCATTCAAAAATAATCCAGATCCGTTGGTCATATTTGTTAAATTCGCAGTTTCTTTTACGGTCCATGAATTAATTTGTTGATCAAAATTGACTGCACCGAAAAACATTTTTTCAAAATTCTCTACATTAGACACATCTAAATCGCCAATACACATATCGCCGCCATTATTAAATGAAGTAGCGCCAAAAAACATTTCTTTCATACCACTGAATAATCCAAATAGTTCGGTATTATTGACATTTCCTGTTTTAAAATGATTTATTGATTGATTGAAATCAACACATAAGCGAAACATTCCATTCATATTTTGAACATTACTGGTATTGAAATATGTTTCACTATCATCGCCTAAACGTTGGTTAAAAATGGATGGTGTGGAGTTATTTGTTCCAAACATGAATACCATGATTGTTGCCGAATCAGTTTTCCATAATAAAGGGTTAGACGATTCTCCTCTTGCTTGACCGTTATTGAAAGCAGGATTCTCGCAAAATAGGCAATCCATTTGTGTCATATTTGCTAATGTTGAAGGTGTAGGAAGGTTTCGTTCTAAACAATTCAGATCATGATTGTAATTAGAATTGATGAACATTGCTGTCATTAATGTAATTGATGTTCCTTTTGACATAGTCCAATTGTCTAATTTTGGATGATAGTCAGAAACTTTTTCTTTAAAAACATAACTATAGTCTGTGACTTTTTCTGTGTTCCAATGTTTAGGATCGCCTGTTGATAGTGCATGTGCTGCTTCTTCAGAACCAGCATCATAATAAGCAGTAAGTTTTGTATCTAAATCAGCTCTGTCTTGAATTTCGGTTGAAAGGTCATGAAGAGTCATAAAGATCCATTTATCCTCAACAGTTAAATCTGTTACAGATTCATTTGTCACCTGGTCAACACTTCCATCGGCATTGATTTTAATATAAGAAATTGTCTTTGAACCAGTAGTTCCAAACCCACTTGAATCATATAATAGTTTCGTATCTGCGAGAAATAACAAATTATCACTGTCAAGACTTGATGAAATTAAACCTCCTAAAATTGACCACAATCCATCGGGCATATCCATCCCTGTTCTTGGGTCTCCTACTGTTAATGATTGTTTAAAATAATTAGTCGTTATATCTTCAATGTTACTCAACGAACCTTGTTTTAACATACTCGGTACTAAAGTTTCCTTATCGAAAGTTTCTTCATTAACAAACGTATATAAACGTAAGAAATTGGTTATTCCTAACGCACTGCCGTCAACTTCTGAAATTTGGTATACATCACTCAACTGTTTTACCATATTTATATTATAATATGGTATTTAATACAATACAAAAAATATGACGTTATACTTGTCATATTTTTCTAACGCTCTCAAAAGGGTTCGAACCTTTGGCCTCACGATTAACAGTCGTATGCTCTAACCAACTGAGCTATGAGAGCATAATATCCTACACAAATATCCTACACAAATATTCTACACAAATATACGATGATGATCTTTCTCAGGCGGCATCACTCCTCTACTTTATCATTTTTCCTTTTTATATCCTTTTTTTGAAAAATTTATACTTCCCACACGGGGAATCGAACCCCGATCTCGACCTTGAAAGGGTCATATCCTAACCGTTAGACTATGTGGGATTAATGGAACAAATGTTCCCTTGTTAGCAAGAGGTAGTTTCGATCTACCGACCTTTGGGTTATGGGCCCAACGCGCTGCCTCTGCGCCATCTTGCTTGGTAGATTTACGACATTCCGGTCGGTTTTAAGCCCCCCCCTTATCGATAATTCCTCGCTTAAAACTGTGAAACGCCTTTCCAAATGCGTTGTATTTAACTCATAACTTGTCACATTGCTCAGAGGTTATTTTTTGTTAAATAATCAGTATTGAAATATGTTTCTCCATTTCCACCTAAAATCCTACACCCATGCCTTAAATTCCCCCTTCCACATAAAATCCTACACCCGTGTCTTAAGCCCCTCTCTCCCCTTATCTCGCTTAAGACTGTGAGACACCGTTTTTGGGGTAATGTCCCTCCATTTCCACTGAGACTTCTGGTTCTAGACCAAGGGATTGTCTCTTCCCCCCACCCGATGAGAGGCTTGAACTCTCGACCACACGCTTAAAAGGCATGCGCTCTACCAACTGAGCTAACCGGGTATAAGTAAACCTAGATTACCTTACAAGGAGGGTTTAAGGGAACCTAGGTTCCATTATAAGCTCCTACCGAGATTCGAACTCGGGTTTCAGGATTCAAAGTCCTGAGTGATAACCACTACACTATAAGAGCACCAATATAATACACAAATACAAATATATACATTTTTTGCACGATGTGGGGTTCGAACCCACGCAGCTGACGCTACCAGGTCTTAAGTCTGGCTCCTTAGACCACTCGGACAATCGTGCTTTAAAACAGTTTTAGGACGTATTTAGGTCCACAATGCTCTAATGCGGACTCGAACCGCAGACCTCTGCTTGACTCAATGCGCTAATTTCTGCTATATAAGAACAGCGCTCTAACCAACTGAGCTATAAGAGCATGTCCCCCTGGACAACATAGTTAAACATATTCTCTTTAATATATTATATTATAATACTTTTCATTTGAATATGAAGATAAAGATGAACATGACTTTTCAACATAAACCAAACAAATCTATTGTTAATACAAGTTCCGTTTCTATGGAAAGTCCATTTTCGCAAAACTCTTCTTTTGTTCTCTATTTAGAACCTATTTATAACTCTTTCTTACAAACATATCAAAACATTATTTCATTGAATGTTATGCCACAAGGACCACTCGGTAATATGGTCACACATTGTAAATTTCCTAAACTATCTTCGTTCCAAGAACCCAATGTAACATTTGACCCGATGATGAATTGCGTTTATGTATTGTTGCGATTTCCTGTTTCGCAAGTTGGTTCAGGTTACGGTGCTTTCAAACACGCTTCGAATCTAATGGGTGCTGACGATATTCCGTCTGTATTTTCTTATTTACAGTCACAAGGTTACAAAGTAGATACTTCTTTAACGACCATGTTACAAGATGGTCGGGTTGTTATTGGCGGTGTTTCCGACAAACGCTATTCGGGAAATAGGAAAATGATTGCCATGGTGTCTTTTTTTAGTGTTTAAATTTAATTCATCTGATTTTATTATCATGTTTATATAATACTTATTTATGTTTTCTATATTTGCGCGATCTTTTTCTTTTAGTGGATTGCGATTTCAAAAACCCTCTTCTCTTATTATGCGCAGTTCTAACAAATCCATTTCTCGCGATATTTTTTTATCCGACAAACGCAGTTGTCCTATCTATAAACCTCGTGGTCCCAATCAAAAGTTATATGCCCGTTATTTGAATGATCCTAATATTTCGGTACTTATTAGCACCGGTCCTCCT